AAATAAATAGAAATGGATATGACGTCGTAGTAAAGGAAACTAAATTACAAGAGCATATTAATAATAGATTAAGAGAGATAGAACTTTTCACTAATCAAAAAAATACTGCATTAATGACAGCAGTCTCTCGTCAACTAGTTACATATGGTAATGCGTATGTTATTAAAACTAGAAAAACAAACGTGTCTAAATATGGTAAACCGTATAAGTTATTTAATAGAACAGTGCAACCTATAGTTGGACTGTTTCTTGCTGATGCTACTACAATTAAAATTGGGTTAAATGTTAATAACCAAGTCACATATTATAAACAGACTATAGCTGGAAATGAACGTATCTTTAAAGCTGATGACGTTATACATCTAACGTATAATAAAATACCAGGTTTGTTAACAGGTAGAAGTTCTATGGTATCTATATTAGATGATGTAAGAGCTCTACGTAAACTTGAAGAAGAAGCAGAGATACTTGGATTCCAATATGCTGTGCCTTTATATCTATATAAAGTAGGTACTGATAATCATCCTGCTGCGCCTGGGGAAGTAGATAGTGTAGCTATGGAAATCAATCATATGAATACGTATGGTATTATGTGTGTTCCTCATACTCATACTGTTGAAACCGTTACTAATAATAATGACCCTATCGATATAATCAAATACATAGATCATTTTAAAAAGAGAGTGTTTAGTGGATTAGGTTTATCTGCTGCTGTTATGGGTGAGTCAGATACATCGAATAGAAATACGGCTGAGGCTGCGTATCTATCTATGCAATCTATTACTAAATCATATCAACAGATCATATCTGAAAAACTAGAGATGGAATTTATTAAAGAACTTATATTAGACGCTGGCTATAATCCAGGTCGTTTCAAATATGAAGTTAGATTCAAAGAGATTGATTTAGAAGCTACGATTAAAAAAGAAACGCATCTTCTACAGAAGTATCAAGGTAATTTGATAACTCTCACTGAAGCTCGTCTTGGACTTGAAATGGAATCTAAAGTAGATGAAAAAGATCTATATCTTAATAAAATTCAGATACCTCTAGCTAATGCTGAAGCGCAAGCGCAGATACCTGTTATTGAGAAGCAAGGTGAAGTTCAAATTAAAGTAGCTAAATCAGCACCTAAACCACCAACTAGTGGAGGTAGTAGTGCGGCTCCTAAAAAAACTGCTACTGCATCTAAAACTAAATCATCTGAGAAGTCAACTAAAGGTAAGAGTCAACCGTCTAACCAACATGGTAAACAGTTAAGTAGACCTACATTTAAGAAGGACTTCATTGAAGATAGTAAATACTATGCTAAGAATATAGCTAAGACATTATTAAATAACGATAATTATAAGTCTCAATTAAATAGAACCACCTTTGTAAATAAACTATCTAACAATCTGAAAGATACTATACTACAATTAACTAACGCTGATAGTACTCTTGAATGCCAAATCATTCATAAAACTATAATGCTTAGGATAACTGATAGAGTAAATAGATTATCTATTATCGATTCAAATGAAAAATATGAATATATGATTAATTCGATCTACGATGAGATATTAAGTTTGAATGCCTATTTGGAGTTAAATGATGAAGAAGAATAAAATTAAAAATTTAGATAAGGTAGTCGAACAACTAGATTCAATTGACGTTGAAATTAGTGCTACTCATTTAAATTACGTTAATGCTAATAATGTATTATATACTTTGGACGCGGTAGCTGAAGGCGCAGATAGTTGGTTGGAGCCTTATGGTAAACCACAACTATTACATCATGATAAAAGTAAAGACGCTATTGGTCGTATTGTAGATTACTCTATTGAGGATACTGCTACGATGAAAGGTGAGCCAAAAGACTTTATAAAGTTAACTTCAAGAATAACTGATAAAGAAGCTATAACTAAAGTACTAAATGGTATATACTATACGTGTAGTGTTGGAAGCTCAACCACAAAGGTTAAATGTTCTATCTGTTCTCAGAACTTAACTACTGATGGTTTGTGCGAACACGAAAAAGGCTCAATGGTGGATGGTAAACGTGCATATTGGGTCATTGAAAATATAAGTTACAAAGAAAACTCATTCGTAAATAATCCAGCGGATTCCTATTCTAGAATAGTATCTATTGATATTGGTGATGGACCTATGGCTTACGATAAATTCCTTGAAGATAAGGAAAATATACTAACAGACTTTTTTATGGAGGATGATATGACAAAGCACAAACTTAGCGCGGACGAACGTACTAAACTAGCTGACTCAGTCTTCTGTGGTCCAGGAAGAACGTTCCCAGCTCTTGACGCAGCACATGTCACAGCTGGACTTACACTTCTAAAAGATTCCGAACTTGACGATTCTACTAAGCAGAAAATTACTTCTGCATTATATAGAAAAGGCAAACGCTTTGAAATCGAACCAACAGATGCTGAACTAAAAGATAACTCAGAACTATTAGTTTTTAGAATGGATGATGACTTTTCAGATGAAGAGAAAGAATCTATTACTACATTATTTGACGCTAAGCCAGATGCGGATCTTCCTTCAGAAGAAGAAACTACAACTGATGATACTGAAACTGATGAAGTTAAGTTTACTATTGCTGATTTCGATGAAATCAAAAAAGGCAAGAAAGATGAGATTATTGCTTTCTGTGAATTTATAGTTACTGAATCTAAGAAATTAGACGATACTATAACTGAACTTACAGAAGGAAATAAAATTCTATCTGATAAAAATAGTGAACAATCTACTATACTAAATAGTAAAGAAGATGAAATTAACAAGTTACTTGATAATAATGCTATACTTAGTGTAGATTATAAAAAGTCTCTTGTACAAAATATTCTTGACTTTAAACATGTAAATGAAAATAGAGACGAAGAATTTAAAAAATATGATTCAAGAAAAGTTGATAGCCTATTAGATACTTTGAATGATTACAGAAGTGATTCTGCGAATAGCATTCCAAGAGTTGAAGATGAAACATTAACAGATTCAAACGAATCAGATGATAATACTAGCGAGAAGAAACTTGAAATTGATGATAGTCAAAAAGCAAGTAGAATTGATCGCTTTTTTAAACATAATATTATAACGGAGGATTAAGATGGCTATTAATAATTTCGGGCTTGGATTTACTGCTCAAAATACGTATAAAGTGCCTACTAGAAATCGCCCAGATAAATATGCTGAATCTCCTCTTGCTCAAAGAGCTAGATTCGAAGTCTCTGAGGGTATACGCCCAGCTGAGTACTTCGCGGCTTATAAATATTTACCTGTGACACAAAAAGATATTACTACTGGCGATTACGTAGTAATTCCAAAAGGTAGAATTCTTTCTGCAATTACTGCTTACGATCTATCGCCTACTGGTGGACTACAACTTGATGGTAGTGGTGTTCTTTATGGATATGATGATCAAATTACTACTGGTAATGTTGGCTCATACTCACAAGAGAATTCATATTTTGGATACGATGAATATATTACTAGTTTACTAGTACCTGCTAACGGTGGAACTGAAACTACTTTATTCTATACTCAAAAAGATGTAGACGCTGGTGGATATACTAGTGGCGGAACTACTATTCTAGATGGTACTACTGCTGGAAGTGGTGTAATTAATCCTGCTAATGCTCCTATTGGTGTTGCGTTCCATGACTGGTATCAAGATATTCGTGGTAAAAACTTGAACTACAGAATGTGGTCAGATGGTGGACATGTACTTACTGATTGGTATGTAGAAGTTCCATTCATTCAAGAATCAGGAACATTCTCAAGAGCTATTGCTGCTGATGATGCTGCTAGACGTGCTGAATTTACAAACGTATCTGATATCTTCACTTACATGTCTATTGATAATGACACTGAAACATTCAGACCTGGTATCTTTGTTAAATCAGATGCTCTTGGAAACTATATGCCTGAAGCATTAGGTTCACCTACTGCTACTAAAACAGCTCAAACTGTTGGTAAATTACTAGCACTTGATACTAGATTCCCTAAATCTGGACTTGAAGATGTGGAAACATATCCTGGTTCTAGAATGCCTGGTACTCAGACTGCTGGTCTACCAAGTTTCTTATTCGAATTCGTTGTTGCTCAAGAAGCAATTAATGGAAACGACGTTACCATTGAAGGTGTGTTAGCACTTGTTCAAACTGGTAAATATGGTGTTGCTAGAATTCAACTTTCTGTATCTTAATTAAGGAGATTACAATGTATATAAAAGACGAAGTCGCTCTTAGAGACTTTAAAACACAAGAAGATCGTATTACATTTAGTAATGTGTATGACGCATTTACTAATCGTGGTCTTATGACTGACGCAGAAGGAACTTCAGAGTTCTTCGAGCTTAAGGATTTAATTACTACACAAGATTTAACTCGCTTTATTCCTCAAACAGTAGAAACTATTGTTCGTGAAGCAATCGAGCCTAACCTTTTCATCGTTGATAAACTCTTCCAAGAGATCAACATTCCTCGCGGATCTAGAATTCAAATTGGTGCTATCGGTGCTATGGAAGCTGGACGTGTTGGACAAGGTGGAGAATATCCTGAAAGATTCGTTGATCTTGATGGTGGAGATATGGTAGCACTTACTACTGATAAACACGGTTTGAAGATTTCTTTAACTGAAGAAGTTTTACAAGAGAATCTGTTTGATGTAGTTGGTATTTGGCTACGTGCTGCTGGACGTGCACTTGCTCGTCACAAAGAACGTGCTGCTGCTAAATTGATTAATGAAATGGGATATGATGTTTATGATAACCTTGATCCTACTAATTCATACATTGGAACAACTACTGGTAGAGATATCACTGGAATACCTAATGGCTCAATGACTGTAAATGACATCTTCGAAATGTACACTTACTTAATGCATAGAGGATTTAATCCTGACACTATCATGATGCACCCACTTGCGTGGAAAACATTCATGTGTGATACTGAAATGCGTGAAGTTGTACTTGCTGGCTCTACCGTTAACTCATATAAAAATCCAAATGGTTCTTATGCTGAGGGATGGAAAACTGGACATCAAGGACTTGGAGTAAGATCTAAGGCTACTGGTCAAGGTGAGACTTCTGGTAATACTACTAAAGGAGCATACGGATGGACTCAAACATTGAATCCACTTGGAGCTACTTTTAATATTGCGCCTTCATATCTTCCTACGCCTCTTGAAGTACTTGTTACTCCATATGTTACTTTTAACTATGGTGCAAGATCTCAAGGTGGAGCTGGTAATGAAACTACTAAAGGTTCTACTTCAACAATCGTTATGGTTGATAGTTCTAACTGTGGTCTTATTGGACAATCTATGCCTGTAACTATGGACAGATGGTCTGATCCAGAACGTGACATTGAAAACATTAAACTTAAAGAGATGTGGGGACTTGCATTACTTGAACAAGGTAAAGCAATTTCTGTCGCTAGAAATATTTCTACTGATAGAAACTACAACTTTGAGAATGCTAACAACGTTTCACTTGAAGAGATTGACAGAGATGTTAAACCATCAGGTATGCTGTAAGCTACTAAAGTTTAATCTATAATATTAAGGAGACTTCTTTCGAGGTCTCCTTTTTTTGTTCTTATTTAATATAATGCTATACTATATCTGAACCGTATAACTTAAATAGGAGGTTCATATGGCTAGAACAAGTAACAAAAATGCAAATGATATTAAACTACCAAAATATTTAAAACTTAATAAAGGCACAATGTGGTTTGACACATTAGGTGCGAACTGCTCAAACATCAGATTATCTAATACTACTACTAAATTTGTTGGTAGAGGATTTGTATCAGATCAAGAACATGAAGAGTTTATGGCTACTGGTCAAAGTATGCAACATGAGATCGCTAGAGATGAAAATAATAATGATAGCTCTGAACATGGACAATATGGTAAAGTTCAAATTGATGATAATAGTTTCTTTGAAACTGCTACTGTTGAAAAATCTAAACTAGCAAATATTATGACTGCTTATAAAAATGGTATATTAGTAGCGTACGATCCAGAGAACCCACCTGTTCAAGTTGAACGAGTAATTAAAAAGAACTTTTCATTTAAGAAAAACTCTGGCAATGGAACTGATGGTGATATTATTTTCACTGGTACAAATAAACATATGTATGATAAGTTGAATAATGCTAAGCATGATGACTTAATGCAGTTTATTGAGAACGCGCCAATGTCTGCCAGAAATAACTTAATGGATTTATATGACTATGAGCTTAGTGGATATAACAGAATTAATAGACCTAGAGATACTGTATTAGATGCTCTTAAATCTAAGCTAAATGCATTTGGGCCTGGCATGTCTTCTATTACTGTAGAAGAATTTGATAACGAATAAAGGATTTTAATATGTATGACTTACTAGTCTCAGGACATTATCCAAATATAAATGAAAAGGACGTTGAAAGAAACGCCACAGTACAAATATATCTTAATGATGTAATAGATACTACTTCTGTTAAATATAATAATATTGTATTAGTTGATAATCTATATAATCCCGTACGCGGAACTGTTGGATTTGAGTACACTAATAAAGGTACTCCTTCTGGAGTTGCTACTATTTTAACATTTACGCCGGAGTCGTATCTTGATCCTGAAACTAGTTATTCTGTTTATGTAAATAAATATCCTGATAGTGTTAAATCTATTAATGCTGGATTTATACAAGATACATATATATATACTTTCTCTACGGGGATTGGTACTTTAGATAATACCGATCCTACGTATGAGGAACAGCTCCAATTAGATTTAGCAGCAGCGATTGCTAGAGAAGATTGGTGTGAAGCAGCAAGAATACAAGCTATTTTAGATGGAGATGATGCGTCGTGCTCTATACCAATAGTCGTACCAGAAACTGATATTCCTGACTATTTAATATTATCTGATACATATCCACGCCATCAAGACTCTGATATCCCTATGGCTAATTTAAGATTTATTAAGTTAGAATTTAATGATATTATGCCAGCCAGTGGTATTGATTATAACAGTTACATTTCTGTTATTACTAAAAATGTATTGGAGTAAACTATGTCTGGAAATTTAACATTTTATAAAACACCTGAACCAATGTATGAATTAATCTTTGATTATTCTAATCTATTAAATCCTGGTGAAACGCTGAGAGATAGTATCGTCTACGTTAATGGCACTGAGATAAGTGGCTCATATGACGAGAGATACGCTAGATATCTTGCTAGCACTGGAAACTATGATACTGTCTTCACCTATGATCAAGAACTATATGATAATGAAACTATATTACTTAAAGTAAGTAGTGGCGTATTGAACTCAGGTTATAATGTAACAGTGTCTGGTATAACTAATAGACGAGTAGAGTATGGTAGATCAATTGATGTGATTATTGATGACTACGCTTATCCTGATGTATATAATAACTTTGAATATAGATACCTTGTAGATTTAAATAATGTATATATATTACCTGCCCTGTATAATGATAGAGCTACCTTTCAATATAACACAGAGTATACTGTAATGATTAATGATCAGATAAAAAGTATAACGCCATTGTATATGCAAGCGCCTAAATCATTTTGGTTTACTAGTAAATATTGTCCTATGTTTACATACGCTAATTCTATTATCTTATTACTTGGCCCTGAAGCTGAGAAGTTCACATTAGATACTATTAATAGATATATACATAGAACATCTAAAGAAGCTATTGACTTAATGAACCTTGGTGTTAATTGTACTGGTGGTATGAAAATTAGATATGACTATTATGGTTGTACACCAGAAGGAGTTCCGTATAATCTTAGACGTTATGTTGAATGTAAAGTTGCTTACGACTTACTAAATCTATTAGATAGATTAAGAACAGTTGGCGGTAGTGACGGTGGTCAAACTAAATCACTTGGTGACATGTCTATTAAATATGGTGGCAGTAGTGGTAGCTCTGGTTCAAATGATGGACCTAAGAAAGATCTTTATGATTGCTTTACAGGCCTAATGGGTATTCTTAGTAATGGTCCTACTTTATGTGGAACCGGCGCAGGTATCAATAATGGTGTGCGCGGTAAGTATGACGGCACTAAAGGATTTGTACATCCTACCCGGGATAATCATAATAGAATTCAACATCCACCTATTCCAGCTAATGGTCCGTGGTATGGTAATGGTAATACTAGATATCCTGGCAAGGGAGGTTTCTAATGGACTTCTTTATAGATCCTACTAGCACAACAGATGAAGATATTCAAAATAGTTACTATCCCGGATTAGACTCTGAAGCAGATGGAATTGATCTTAGAATTGAAATGAACAGAATCTTATATGGTTCTGTTCTTAAAAAACCATTAGGTCATTGGGTTATAGCTAGAGTATTTGCTGGCGATGTGAAATCACCATACTTTAATGAATATTCTAAAGAAGGAGTAATGGGACCATCTCATCCTTTTAAAGATTATCTAGTACGAGCAAGACGAGCGCCATCTAGATTAACTCGTAGTGGCTTAGATCCAATTAAATCAGCTGAGATAAGTCAACATAAATTTTCATATTACTTTGAATGGACGGTACCACTTCGTGATGGTGATCAAATATTTGAAATAGAAAATGCGGACCATAGAACTAAACCAACTAACATTATACTTAAAGAAAAGTATGATATAGATAGAGCGTATCCATATAGACTTGAAAATGGCAACGTACAATATCTTCAATGTGTTTGTAAATATAATAACATCACGTACTAAGGAGATTATATGGTTATTAATGAAACGTTTTTAAAAAATGCAGGACTGAATACTGGAATAGAATCTGACTTACAATTTGTAGTATTAGATACAGCCAGTAATGAAGTTATTCATAGTCACTATAATGCTAATCATAGTAAGAGCACTGGTAGTATTCAAAGTATATTAGAAATGAATATGCTTATGACTAAATCGCTTGCTATTATTAATCCAGGATTAGTGTTCTCACCTGACTTCCCAGACTATCTATTATCTGAAGATGATCCAAAGTATATGGAAACTATCCCTATGATAACTGAAGCGCTATATAAAGTAATGCCTCATTTTAGAGACGATTTATATAAAAGAGACTATGGCCATAATAGTACTTGTATGAGTGGTGTGATTTATCATATTAATCATACAAACTCCACTAGTGGTTTTTATGAGGAAGTGTTTTATGATCCTAAGAATGACCATCAGGTATGTAGTCAAGATAAAGTTTTATATCCTGCGCCACATATAACTTGGAGTATAGTTAGACAAGAACCTGGTACTGTAAGTGGTACTCCTTTCAGAGGCACACAAGAAATTAAACCAAGACAGAGAGATCTAGTATTAGTATTTGATAAAGAATACAAGTCTATATTAGAAACACATAGTGATAATAAATTTATAGAAAAAGGCGATAAACTATACAAGTACATAAAAGTCCAAGGGCAATTTATGGACAATTTAGTTCAATATAATATGTGGTGTAGATCTCATTGGGAAGTAGAAGAATTAACTGACTGGTTCCAAAGACGGTACATGTTACCGTACACTGGTATGTTTAGAGAGGCTGGCGTTAATAATTTATATTTTAATAGAAGAGTACGCGATGATACTATGCTTCAAATGAAAACAAGATATCATCTCCGTTCTATACTATACTATGTTAGAACTGAACACATATATAATGAAACTATTATGCCAATAACTAGAATAGATGTTGATATAGATACATTAGCTACAACTAATGAATTTACCATTAACACTGAATTAGCCAACTATTACGACAGAATTGTTGATCGTTGGCATTTGAATAAATAAAACGTAGGAGTAAATAATGGCTAGAGAATACGCAATTCCAAGCTCTTCAACTATTTTACAAGACTTTGGGTTAGCTGTAACCAGCCCACCTACCTCTAGAAATAGACGAGTTGTTATCATTGGTACGGCTGAAGATGGTCCACTTTATGAACCTGTAGTTGTTGATGTCCCACAAGATTCTGAATTTGTGTGGGGAAGACAGTCACAAGGTGACTTAGTAAGAGGAATATTTGAATGTTGGAACTCACAAGGTGATAATCAAAACGTTGTAGGTGTACGCATAGGTAATGCTAAAACCTCTCTCCTTGAATTAGGTGAGATAAATTCGACTGAAATAGATGAAGAAAATAGTGATACTAATATCACATCATTAAGATTAACTGGTAGATTCCCTGGTCCAATATACGACCAGATAACTGTTCAATATGATACTGGAATAAATCACGCTGGTGATGTTTCTATTTATAATCCTAAAACAGGATTATATTCATACTTCACTGTGGATAGACAGAATCCATATAATTCATCTGCTCAAGCACATAATATCGCTGAACTAGTTGATTCTATTAATTTAGACAGAAACTGTAGTTCAGTACTTACTGCTGAATATGATGAGTTAAATACTAATTTTGAATTAGCGATCTCTGGTACGACACCTGGTGTTATCCAAAGTGAAACTAATGTTAGATTTGATCTACAACGTATCCTAGCTGAATCAGGTGTTATCGTTGATGGTGACGATGCGTTCCTTGTAACTAACCCTGATCTTCCTTATGGACTTAATGATGTTGATTCTCACAAGAATTTAACTATTGCTAATAATCTTATTAGACTTATTGACGTTGAAACCGTTGGTGTGTCTGAATGGATGAAGCAAGACTTTAAAGGTAATACTACTGAATTAGAATTCCTACCATTAGATGGTAAGGGTACTGCTAGATGGGATTCTATCCAAGCAATGAAAGATTACGATGGTGATTCTAAATGGATTACTAATCCATCTGGTGAAGCAGTTGTATCTGAATTCATCTACACTGTAGACAATATGTTAATCAATGAAATTCCAACTGACTATAAAGGTTACGACGAACAGAATACATTTAACTTTAGTATTGATCTTCCTTTTGATGATACTGAATCTCCATACATTTCTTCTGCACCTCTTGATAGTGGCGTAGTTAGAACATATCTATCTGGTACTCTTGGTTATGAAGACTATGCTGGTGTAGGTGGAGTAGCAAGTGGACTATTCGAAGATGCTAGATGTCTTGGTATTGAAGATAAAGCTGATGAATTTACTGGTGAAGATTATAGACCATATGGCGCTTTACGTCTATGGGTATCTAATGATATTGCTCCTGAAGGAACTTGGACTGAGCTTCCATATCATCCTCAATCAGGTGTGTATATTTCAGAGTTCGTTGAAGCGACTGCTGGTAGTGATGCAAAAGCTGTATTCTCTATTGGTACTGAGTTATATGCTACTATGATTTCAGGTGAATATGTTCCTAGTGCAGCATTGAGTGGTTTATTTGATGGTACGGCTTCAGCTGAAGTTTCATTCGATACTGGTATTCCTAATGTTGATGCGGTAAAATGGTCTAACATGACTGATTTGATTGATACTGATGGTTTTATTAAAGACCAATCATTTATCAGAGTAACTGGTAATACTGTTAAAAGTTTCATTAGTGAAGTGGAAACGCTTTCTCAACTTGAAGCAATTGCTAGTCCTACTCCAACTCATTATTTTATCAGAGGACAAGAGATGATTCTTAATTCTTCTGCTCCTTTCCCAATGGTTTTCAATTACGGGACAAGAATTAAATATGAGATTGATACTACTGTATCATTATCTGATGCGTCTGCTGGAGAGATTACTTTCCCAGATCAATATGTATTACCTGGACCAGGCGGTGGACCACTACAAAATGATGTAGTAAGTCATATCAGATTCAATTATGAATATATGCCTAACTGGCCTGCTATTACTTCTAAAGCTAAATCTTTATATGGTGGGACTACTGGTTCTAAAATAACTACTAAAGAACGCGAAGAAGAATTTAGAAAAGCATATGATTATCTTCGTAACTTTGAAGGTGATATCTGGGTGCCTATGGGTGCGTACATTGATGAGATTAAACAAGACTATAGTGAAACTACTGGTCTACTTGAAGATATGACAAACTCATACGCTCAAGATATAGAGGACTTCCTAGAAGAACAATCTATTAATCTTTATCAACCGCATGCTGTTCTTGGTGTAACAACTATTGACGGTACTACACTTGGTGAGCGCGATGCTTGGGTAGAAAACTTAACTGAATATGACATTGACGATCCTACAAGAGGCGCTAATGTTATGAATAGTATTCAGAATAAGTTTATGTCTGTTGCGTCATTTGAACCTGTGTTCCTAAACACTGGTAGAGGTCAACCTTATAGTGCTAATGGGCAAGCAGCTTACGCTGGATTAATTGCTTCATTACCTTATGATATCTCTCCAACAAATAAAGCTATACCTGGTATCTACGCAACTAGATTTCCATTATCAATGGGTCAACTAGAAGCACTTAATGGTAACAGATATGTTACATTAAAAACTTCTGACGTGAGAACTCCTGTTATTGTCAATGACATTACAGCTGCTCCACTTGGTTCTGATTTTGTGAACTGGTCAATCTTCTCAATTACTAAAGAAGCTGCTGATAGAATTAAACGCCTAGCGGATAATTACATTGGTAGACCAAATAGTATTGAAGTAAGAAATGCGTTAGATCAAGACATCTCAAATATCCTAAAAGGTATGGCTGGTGTTCAGGCATTTAACTTTAGTATTGCTAGTACCATTGAACAACAAGTTCTTGGTGTTATCGAAATAGATCTCGTGATTGTTCCTGTGTTCACTATCAAGAAAATAAGAACAACAATTAAGCTTAGACGTAACGTCGCTCTAGGCTAATATGTTTGCTGGGGGCCCGCAAAAGCTCCCAGCATTTTAACTATAAAGGTGTGTAATTATGAGTAACTTCTCAGATACTTTAACACAAACATATAATGCGCATGCTGGTACGGACATAATTGCCACTCTAAATGGTGTTGTTCTTGGTAACCTTAACGGTATATCTTTTTCAACTACTCGTGAGAAAGCTCCAGTTTATACATTAGGAAATGTAGATGCTGTTGCTTTTGGTCGTGGTAAACGTGGTCACGCTGGATCAATGATTTTTACAAATTTTGATAGACATGCATTATATGATGTAAAAGCAGAATTAGCGGGTACCGCTCAGGAATTATCTTACTACGCAAAAGGTAGTGATATCCCTGCAGGTGGACGCTCAAAACTTTTAGGTAATCAACAGTATGAAGGAGACTTGTCAGCGCTAGGTGTTTCAAAAAAAGTAGCAGCTAACTATTCTGACCAAATCCCTCCATTTACTATTACCCTAACTGGACAAAACGAATATGGCTCGACGTCAGTAATGGCGTTACTTGGTGTGGAATTCATTAACGAAGGTTCTGGTATCTCTATTGATGATATCGTTACTGAAACGCAAATGACATTCGTAGCAAGAGCTATCCAAACTTGGCAACCATTATTTGGTGGTGACTTGAAAGCATTCGACCCTGCGGTCATTGGTGCTAATAGTCCTTTAGCTGCTGTACGTTCTGCGTGGGCTGCTAAGGATCAACGTGGTCCAAGCTCTTAATTAAAATATGGTTCGTTTTAATATGACATAGGGCCGAATGGCCCTATATCATTAATATAGAAGATTTAGGTGGAAACAAATGGCAAACGCTTTTCAAGATGCAGCTTTAGATAGTGTTAATAAAATCAAAAATGGTGTCGATAGAGAAGGATTGTCTTTCTTACAATCTGGGCCTCAAGATACTACCATGGATTATGGTTTAACGCCCTCTTCATTAGTTTATAGTTCAGCTGAATCATCATTCAGTGGAACAGATTGCGTTGTATCTATTGTATATAATGAACATATTGTGATACTTGGAAATGTTGAAACAGTTTCTTACTCTATTCATAGAGATAAGGCACCCGTAAGAACGCTTGGTAGAACATATGCTAAGAATTATACTAGAGGACAAAGAACTATCGCTGGTAGTCTTATCTTTGTACAATTTGATGAATCCCCACTATATAAATTATATGAATTCTTTAATAAGAAATTAGAGAACGCTCATAGATTTAGCTCGCCTCTATCTGATGAAATTCCTCCTTTTGATATGATGTTAATGTTCAGTAATGAATATGGATTTAACTCTATCATACGACTGTATGGGATTGAAATAGTAGACGAAGGCGCAACCTTCAGTATTAATGATATATACTCAGAAAACGTAATGCAATTTATTGCTAAGGATATTGATCCTATGGTTTCTTCTGGTAAGAAAGGATCATTCCAGCGATTACTTTATCAAAGAATGACTCAAGGTAAAATACTTGATGAACATTATAACTCAATGTTAAAATATAGACAAAAATTAGAAACAGATTTAGCTAATGTTCAATTAGAATTAAAAAGTGTATCTGGGGCAGGTAGAAACTTACGCCAACGTAGTACTGAAAGAGCTGTTGAAACTAATGACGAAATATATGCGGCAAGAGCATTATATAATAAAATAAATGGTAAAGCTGATAGAATCAAAAATGAAATAATCAGAATGAATGACAGCATCATAAAATATGAAAAAACTAAAATGACATGGGATTTAAATTCTTCTCAAGAATCTAATTACGCTGGCGATACAGCAATATTTCCACAAGATAACTAAGGACTAATAGCATGAGTATAAATACAAACGTGATGCAGACTAATGCACAAAATCAATATGACGCGTATAGCAGTGCCACACGAGAAGCTGATGCTTATCTTACCGATTTAAGAGAACGAGCTAAAACTGATCCTTCTGCAAGAACTGAACTTAATAGACGTATCGCTAGAGATAATCCTGATATGCATGGGTACTATAATGAGAACGGCGCATATAATATTACTGATTCTCGCCACTATGCTAATAGTCAAACGCGAGCAAGAAACCGCGAAGATAGGCATAACGCTAACGCACTTGATAGATCTAATAGACATGCTCGTAGAAATAATGATAGAAGACTTAGAAATGATAGGCATAATGAGAGAGATAAGTATAGAGAAACTGGTGAAAAATTAAATGCATCAAATATCGCATTAGAAAAACAATTAACACAACAAGCCCGTAGTGCACAAGCTGCTCCAAATGAATACAGTGATAGATATAACTACGAAACATATAAGTATGATTACTATTCTGGTTCTCAAGCTAAAGTATTTATGGGAGATATCTGGGTTGATGATATCGTAACAATTCAATATAGCATTAGACAGACTAAAGAGCCTATCTATGGTTATGCTTCACAAAACTATGACGCTGTAGCTATGGGTACTGTTCTTGGTGAAGGTACTATGGTTGTCGCATTCAAAGAAGTTGGATATCTAAATGTTATTCGTTCATATCTTATGGAACAATCTAAAGGAGTTGGTCAAGCTCAACGAAATCTTGCTGAACGAACTGAGACTGATTCATCTAATACTAGTCAGTATAAAGCTAACATACATGGCACGACTAATCCTGGTTTAATTAGAAAAAGTGAAACTATTGAAAATGTACTAGATCAATTAAACGATGCAGACCTTGGAGTAGACGCTAATGGCAATCCTCGTAATATAGAACGAGCTAATAATAATGTTAATTTCGCAGCTGGACCAATAGGTCGAGCAAGTGGTAGAAATAATAAAGACTTTGAAGACGCAGCGGAGGTACTAGAAGACCTTATCTGGGGTGATTCCAACGGTAAGCCACTAGACACGATTGGACAGGGTAAAGAGGGCTTATTACGAGCTGATGAATTTGATTATATTAGTAATAAAAAAGGTGCGATGGAAGGAATCAAATCTGCTAGAGGAAATAACTATGAAGATGTAACTAATATCTTAATCACATTTGGTGACATGACAGATAAACGTGCTGAACATACTCTCTATGCTTTAAATGATATTCACTTTACTGGACAGTCTGTTCAAGTAAGTCCTACTGGTGAGCCTATAGCTGAAGTGTATAACTTCTTTTTTAGAGATATTAACAAATCAATTAATACAAGATCATATAGAATTAATCCAGTTAAATTTAATATTGGAACTGATGAAGAATTCTATCTTAGTACATTACAATCTGTATCTGATATGCTTAATGATCCTGAAAAGGCAATTGAAATAATGTTACAGTCTGCTAAAATAGATGGCACGTGGCATTCTCAAAATAATCTAAGGATATCTGACGATATTATAGATGTGCAAAATGGTACTCCAGAAAAATTAAATAGACTTATAGAGGAATCAATTGCTGCTTTTCTATTTGATAACAGCGACATATATGAACAGCTAGCTGATGCTTCTGAATTAGCAGTTACTATAATTGACGTTGATGCTTTATCTAATGATAATAAACTACTAAACTATGTATTAGAACGCGTTGGAGAATTTGGCGCAAACTTTAAAGTTGTATCTCCTACGTCATCACCTTATCAAATTGTAGATCTTATTAAACGTGAAGACTTCTTTAGAGGTGGCGCTATTGACCCTATTGCTGACTCAGCTAATCCTCAAGATGAATCATTACGTACATATCCTGAGCTTGTTAATACTACGCCTGCTACTCAAGCGCAAGCTGATGCTAGAACTGCTAGCGAACGAGGACAAGATCGTCTAGAAATTTATAACCTTCATCTGGATACTTTTTCGCAACAACAACAAAATGATATTGCTAATACTGCTAGTAGACAATTAAATACGCTAAAAGCTGGATTAACTGCTGCTGAAATTAGTGCTAAGTATGGTGGTCAAACGGAACAAGAAATATTATTTGATTTACAATTAGCATTAATGCGCGATACGAATGTTATTGATTTACTAGCGCAAGATAGAGTTGATAGAGAAAAGATAGCTCGTGAGCAAAGTACTGAATTAGATGTTAATACTTCTATTGAAGCAGTAAGAGCTAAACTTAATGATACTAGTAATCCTGAATTGCTTGAAAAATTTACAACATTATCTGAGACTAATCTAGAAGGTAAAAGTCCTAGAGAGTTATGGGTTATTAGTCAAGACCTACAGAGAATCAATAACGAAATTTATGCGAGACGAACTGCTGGTGGAATATTTACTAATAATACTACATACCAAAATGATCCTTTACTTCTGCAGGAGAATG